AAGGATGCGCGGCCCAAGGCCGGACAGAAACGCCATGGCTTTGGAGGGCTCAACCAGCAGCGGCGTGTTGAAGGCGCGCGCAGCAATGCGGGCGTGGAACATCAGGTCTGGTCCTCAGGGTTGCGCGGGCGGCCCGCGTCATCGGTTTCATCTGTTGGGTCTGTGTCGTCGTCTTCGCCCTCATCCTCCCCCGGGCCCGGCAAAGCCTGCACGCCTTGTGCGGGCGAGCCGGGGCGGCGAAAGTCGAGGCCGAGTAATCGCTCGCGTGCGCGCTCAGCCGCGATTTCGCGGTCGACCTGTTCTGCGTCGTAGCCACGCTCGGCAATGGCTTGGCTGCGCGATTTGAGGCCTGCTTCGATCTGAGCAATCTCGGCATTGGCATCCTTCAGAGGATCGACCCAGTCCCACTTGGTGGGCAGCCAGTTGGCCGCCAGAAACCGTGACCGGTCGGCCTCATAGCCGGGAAGGTCCAATGCGCCGGACATTACGGCGGCATCCATCCAGCGCGCATAGACGGGACGGCATAGCTGGAAAACCATCACCGAATGCTGCCAGGCTGAGACGCGGCGTCTAAATTCTATCAGCGCCAAGCGCGAGTTCGAGAAGTTCCCCTTCACCATGTCATTGGTCAGATAAGGATAAGGAATGCCCAGCGCCGAGGCGACCTGCAGCAGCGTGCGGTATTGGAATGGCTCATAGGTCGCCCCTGAATCCGCAGGCTGGCCCACGGTCACATCCTCGCCCGGATCCAGCCGCACGACCTGGCCGGGGCTGATCTCGAAGCCGCCCAGCGTGTCGTCATCCTCAGCGGGCAACAGCGGGTTTTCCGGGGCGGGCGAGGTGACGAACATCGCATACATTGCCGCGACCTTTTTGCGGTCGAGCTCGGCATCGTCGTATTGATCGAGCAGAAACAACTTCACGATGGCAGGTGCCAGTTTTGAGACCCCGCGCAGCTGGCCTGCTTCAACGGGGTCGATCACATGGATCACCTCTGATGCGGGCACCCGCACCATTTCGCCAGCCAACCCCGGATCGGTGCTGTCGCCCGGATGCCGTCGGAGGAAGTGATAGGCCACGCGGCGTCCAACCCGGTCGAACTCGATCCCTTGACGGATGGCATTACCATTACCAGCCATTCCCGTCTGGTGCAGCGGCAACATTTCGGCGGGCAGCATCTGCAGCTGCAAGGGAACGAAAAGGCCATCGTTTGCGCGTCTTGGTCTGATCCGGAAGAAAACCTCACCGGCCAGAAACACCTCACGTGCCGCCCGCCGCTGCAACCCGTAGAAATCAGTCAGACCTTCGCTGTCAGCCTCATCCGTCCACGCCATCCAAAGGCGTTGCAGCTCTTCCTTGCGCGCCGCGTCTGCAATCTGCGAGATCGGTTTGATCCCATCGCCCACGGTATTTGCAGCCCAGCTTTCAACAGCATTGGCCGCATAGCCATTGTTGCGCACCAACCAGCGGGCCCGTGCAGTGATATCGGGTCCTGACGCCGCGATCAGCGCATTCACATGCGCGCGCGTCGCCTGAAACCCGCGCAAACGGCGGTGCTGCTGGCCAGCATCAAAGCCACCGACAAAGGCCCCGAGACGCTGCCGCCAGTTCATCACAGGTCCTTTACGGCATGGGGGCGAGAGATGCGCCCAGCGCCACGCTCGGCCTTTGCAATGCGCCGTTCGATATCGAAGACAGCGGCCGCCAATTCAGCATCGGTGCCATAGGTCAGGGTCTTGCCATCATAGCTCACAGAGCGCGTGCCGCTGTACCGCGCCGCCAGCAACGCGCTGTGGCGGGATTTGAGATCATCGAGAGTCATAGGTCATTCCATGTATTTTGGCGTACTTACCCGCCAACCGCGCTTGCGGGGGGCGGCAATCCTTCCGGCTTGATGCTCGGACGGTGTGTCAGTGTCGGCTTTGGCGGCCGCCGTGATCGTCTCAACCCCGGCCTGTTTCTCGAGCTGCCGCCACATCCTATCATCGAAGCGGTCAGCACCGAGGATCCAGACAGCGGCCCGGGCGTACACCCGGGTGTCCAGCGCCTCATTGCGTTCGCGCATCTTTTGCCATTCCTGACGCGCGTAGCCCCGCTTGTTGCGGATCGTGACCAGCTGCTCGGCCACCAGTTGCTTTAGCCATTCGCTGTCAGCCCAGTCCGGCAGGTGGATCGTGCCCGCAGGATTTGGCGCGCCACTGGCACGGTCTACATCGCTCGGCCGTTCCAGCCGGAGATAGCGATAGGTCTCCGCCTTGAAGGTCGCCGTGGCCACTGTCCAAAGCCGCGCACCACGTTTGAGCTTTCGTCCGTTCACGGTCGCATCAACAAAGGTTGGCCCAGAGACCGGCGTGGCCCGGTTGAAGCCTTCCAAGCCTTTGACAGGAGCCACTTGCGCAATGCCCTGCTTGCGAGACCATGCGTAGACGGCAGCCGTCTCATACCCTGTGTCGATGGCCAGCTTTGCCAGGGGCATGACAGCACCGTGTTCGTGCACCCATGTTTGCCCCAGCAAAGCTGTCAGCTGGTCCCAGCAGGCAGGATCATCTGGCCCGCCAGAGATCACGATGTGATCGACAAGCCAGCTTTCCAAACCCCGACCCCAGGCCCAGACATCAACCTCAATCCGGTCCTTTTGCACGTCCGCCCCAGCGGTCAGAAACAGTCCCCGCGCTGGGATCTGCGCCACGAACGTCTCGCGCCGATCCGCGAGGCGCTGCCATTCCGGCGCATCGCCACTCTCGACCCATGTTTCGCCCAGCAGGGTGTTGCGCGCCGCACGCAGCATCTCGTCCGAGCCTTGGGCTGCCAGCCAGTCGCGGGCGATCTGCTCCCAGCTTTTCCAGCCAATCGGCGAATAAAGCGCTGAGAGGTGGAACCCGATCGCGTTCGGGTTGGCGGAAACCGCCGTTGCACGCCATTCACCCTTGGCCAGCATCTCTGTCTTGTGATGCTCTGCGATAGGCTTCTCGCAGCCCGCACAATGATACATGGCGGTTTCCGGCTGCCCCTTGTCCCAGCGCAGCCGATCAAACTGCAGCCATTGCCGGTGGTCGCAATGCGGGCAGGGCACAAAATAACGCCGCTGATCAGAGGCCTCGAACTCCCGCTCGATGCGGCTCAGCCCCCGGATCGTCGGGGTCGAGACCATGAACACCTTGCGGCGATGCGCAAAGGTTGTGGTGCGGGCCTCTGCCAGCGTGACCGGATCGCCTTCCTCGTCCGCGGAGGCCGGATAGGCGTCAACCTCATCCAAAAACACATACCGCGCGGGCATTGAGCGCAGGCCAGTGGCCGAGTTTGCCCCGGTCAACACCAGAATGCCGCCGGGGAATTCCTTTGACAGCATCGAATTGCCCGCGTCCCTCGAGCGGGCCGGGCTCACCTTCTCCCGCAGTGCAGGGCTGTCCTCGATCAGCGGATCAATCCGACCCCGCGAGGTACGTTTTGCCATCTCCAGCGTGGGTAGCACCGCAAGCATTGGGCCCGGCGCGTGGTGAATGACAAAGCCAATCCAGTTGTTGCCCGCCTCCGTGGCCCCAACCTGTGCGGCTTTCATGAAGGTGATCCGCTGCGCCGGGTGGCACGGCGACAGCGCGTCCATGATCTCGCGCAGATAGGGCGTGCGCGCGGTGCGGTATTGCCCGGGTTCAGCACTGGCGCGGGACGACAGTTTGCGATGCGCATCTGCCCATTCCGACACTGTCAGATCCGGATCAGGCCGGATCCCGCGCCGCCAGAGGCGCAGTATGTCCTCAGCGCCATCAAAGCCGAGGTCGAGCCCCTCGGTTAGGTCGCCGTCGTTCAGGCTGTGATCATGATCACCCTCATGCAAGCGAGACCCTGAGGTCTGCGAGGGCGGTAAGCTGCTCTCGGACATGGGTTTCCAGCACCCTTTGCAGGATCGCAGTTTTGATCGTCACGGGTGCTCCCTGCGCCTTCTCCATCTCTGCGGACAATTGCGCAGCCATGAGAGCTGCCACGCGGGTGGGCCAGGTGACCCAGACGTCGCGTTCTTGGCGGGCCAGGCGAAACACCAGCGCCTCGGCCCGGGCGCGATCGACCAGCGTCCCCTTTTTCTTTTGCAGCGACAGCTGGCGTTCCTGCGCTTGGTAGACCGTCAGGGCCGTGCGCGCTTTTAGATAGGACGTGCTGTCGCCCGGGCCGGAGATGCCACCGCCATCTCCGTTGCTTCCACCACCCCCACCAATTCCACCCCGTGCGCGCATCTGTTGGTCGGGATCGGTCATCGCCCCGCGCCGCGCATTTGAAGCGGCTGCATTAATCGACCCGTCTGCAAACAGAACCAGTCGCCCGGTTTTACGTGCTTTTTGCACGGCCCCGCGCGAGAGCCCGGAATGGTCGGCATAGGCGCGTTCAGACATACCTTCCATGGCGCTGTGATGATCCTCAACATATTGTATATAAACAAGAAAAAAGATTTATTTGAGTTGATTACACTCCGCGATAGAGCGATTCATGGTGTCAAGAAGCGGGTGCATCGTGCCCCGCCGCCACACCCCAACCCAATCCTGAAGGATAAGATCATGACCGCCACCACCACCATTCGCATCGACCACGCCGCTTTGCCCGACCAGTTCGACCGCTCGCGCCCAAACGCTGTGGCCGAGGCCATTGAAGCCGCGCTGCGCGCAGAGGGGATCGCGGCGGAAGTCTCCGACGTGATTTCGCACCTCAAGATTGAGCTGCCGACCACCCAGCTTGCAGCTGCCTGCACAGTGCTTGCCAGCTTGCAGCTGATCTGAGGGAGGCCAACCATGAGCACCTGCCGCGCCACCGACAATTCCAAAGCCCTAGACGCTTTCATGACAACCAAGGTCCAGATCGACGCAATGCTGGAACGGCTGCAGGCCCTGAGCGACGACCATTTCAACACCCATCCCGACGAGATCAACTGGGGCGATGTCGGGACCCTAAACCACTACGCCAGCCTGCTGCGCCGGATTACTGACAGCGCCTTCAATGAGGGCGAGCATGCCGCTTGATCCCGCCCAACGCCACCAAATCAAACAGGACCCCGCCATGCCGAAACTCACTGAAACCCAGACCATCATCCTCAGTGCCGGTGCCCAGCGCCCCAACAACATCGCTCTGCCGCTGCCCAAGGGGCTCCACGGTGCGGCGGCGAAGATGGCTGTCACCAAGATGATTGCACACGGTTGGCTGCAAGAGGTCGACGCCAACCTGCGCCAGTGTGAACTGCTTTGGCGCGAGACCGGCGATGGCCACGGCACCACGCTGGTGGTGACGGACAAGGGTCTGCTGGCCATCGGGGTTAAGCCGGTCGTGGTCGCAACCGTGATGGCTATCCTGAAACATGCCTCGGTGACGCCGGAAGTGAAGCAACCGACCCAACGAGCCGGGACGAAGCAGGCCATGCTGATCGAGATGCTTCAGTCGCCCGACGGGGCCACGATGGAGGCGATCATCGCTGCAACCGGCTGGCAGGCACACAGCGCGAGGGGCGTGATCTCTGGGGTGTTGAAGAAAAAGCTGGGGTTGGCGATCACCACGACGAAGGTCGACGTTAGGGGATTGGTGTATCGGAGCAGCTAGTGTCGCGGTGAGCTCAATGTGTCTGTGTTGTCGTCATGTCATTCAACTGATATGAAACGGTATATCAGAACGCCGGGTCAACGGCGCTGCTTATCTGAAAGTTTTACATATGACACTTTTGAAGTTGGCTGCATATGAGCAGCCGCTCAAGTGGACAGCCCTATTTCTGGGTCTGTGTAGCACAGTTTCCATTGTTCAAGATTGGCAATTGGCGGCTATGATGCTCGGCTTACCATTCTGTTTGATCTGGGTTTTCTGCGGCTGGCTCCGGACAGAGCCACAGCTGAAACATATCAATGTAATCTTCTCCGCTCTCTATGTGTACGGGATATTTCGATACTTCTTGATTAACGCCTAACAGAGCCAGAGTCTGCAACGCCCGATCTTCCGTTTGTTTGCTCGGTTTTGTTACTCAATGCTGCGCGAGGGAAAGGCAGCTTGATCCGCACAGTAGACATCGGCGGTCTTCTACAGATGCGTCAATTTGGGACGACTGTTGCCACTTTCTCCATCGGCATCTCCCATCGCCGCACGGCCATATCTCTTCTGTGGTTGCCGCCCGTAGTGCAAGAAGTTTTTGACCCTATTGGCGTGTGATCGAGTGCGAACTTCTGTCAGGCCTCGGTGTGCGGCATTT